ATCTAAACTACCTTTTTCGGGGTTACGGAATACTGCGATAGTATGCTCTACTCGGTCGCCCCATCCGCTAAAGGGTTATTCAACAAATCTTGCGGTTGAGGTAACAAGGCTGTAATTTGATTTGCGATGAAAGGTCTTAGTGACAACATCTGCGGGATAGTTAAGCGCGGTTCCATCTTGTCTATTGCATTAACAAACATATATTTCCAATAGTTTCCTAAGTCAATATCAACATTTCCATCGGTTGATATGGCGACGAATGTTTTGATTGCATCTTGCATCTGCATGAAGGACAATTCCTTCACCCACACTTCTACAATTACATCTTCGTCTTCTTCATCGGCTCTTATTTCATGCTTAGTCGCTTGGTTGTTCACCAATAACGACATCGGGTCTGCTATCTTTGGCATCTGTTTCACTTACTCCCTCATCACTTGTCGCGGCTTCTTGCGAAGGAACGACTTCATCGGCTTCTACTGCCTCAAGTGAGGGGGCGTCGGCTTCCATTAGGCGAGTAATGAGTACCGCCTTTTTACCCTTAACATCAAGACTGCGCGCTCGTAAAAGTGCTTTCAGTTCTTCAACTGTCATGGACTCGTAATCAAGAGGTGTTTCCTCCACAACCTCTTCTGTAAGTTCTTCTTCTTGTAATTCTTCGGGGAATGGGTTGCCATCTGTTTTTAGTGCTTCGGGGTTGAAAACTTCTTCAACCTTTTCGGCCTCTACTACAAAGGTTTCTTTTGCTACTGCGCGAATATGAAGTGGTCGTTCACCGCCAATGTGCATATCGCGCTTCATGATTCACACCCGCTCTTTTCACAAGTTGAGCCTTTTGGCTTGCACTTAGGGCAGGTCTTACAACCACGACAACCTTTACAGTCATCACCCTTGCACATACTTTCTTTCAATAGCGTTCCCCAACTTTCTCTAAATGGATTTATATTCATATTTTCACTTCTTTGTATTTGTTGAGGTTGCATTTGTTGAGGTTGCATTTGTTGAGGTGGTTGTTGGTGGTTAGGGAATGGGCGGTTGGGGAGGTGGGCTTCATCACCCGAAACAAAAGACACAGGGTTTTTAGGGTTTTTTACAGACCTTCCCAATTTTCTTCCCATTTGAGCCGCATGAGATTGAGGGTCGCGTGGTCTTCTTTGAACTTCCATTGACGGGTCTTCTGCAATTGCACTGTGCGCCATTGGTTGATAATTTTTAACTATAATCATCTTGTTCACCTCACATGTGTAGGAAAGCATCATGAGATATTACTCTCACATGCTTCGGCATAATCTTCAACTCACTCTTAATGACACCTTTATCTTCCGGTATCGGTAGCGGTGCTTCGGTGATTATGTAATCATCAATAACAATGATGACTTCTTCACGGTTAGCACCTTTACCTGCCTTAGTAAGAGTTAGTGTAATAGGTTCAGTAAAGCCATGCTTTCTGTTAGTTCTAAATTCGTGGAAAATAAGAGGGTCGGATGCAATGACTGTCATAGACAACTCGTATTCCATAGTTTTCTCAATCATAAGATTAGCGTTTCTTGACCCTCCGAATGGTATCTGTTCAAGAGAATCGCCCGCGCTGTTTCTATTTTCGGCTTCGCTATTACCGCGAATAGTGTAAATCGCTTCTGCGTTGTTGTTACCTGTCAAGTTAAAATTAGTAACCTGCGCGATATTGATACCAAAAGAACTGATTTGACCATTGTAGAAGAAGTATGGTTTTTCTGTATTAGGTGCTATACCTGCTTTCTTTCTGTTCAATGCGCTATTGCCTATGTTCTCAAACATTCGGTGTGCTGTGTATCTGTCACCTTTGTTGTTGTCTTCAAGACGACCTGTGTCGGTGTAGCAGTAAAGAGCGTCGAAGTTGACTGATAGTTTTACTTCCGCATCTGCATCAGCCGCTAATGAAAAGTCCTTTACCTTACAACCTTTCCAAACGCGTGTAAGTTGCTTACTATCATTCACCGAACCCGGTGCCGCAAGACCCTCATTGCTTCCGTTGTATGAGCCTGTGTTGTGAGTTCGTATACTAGACTCAACGCTGAATGATGGTAATGTAGAGCCGGAGAATAAAAGTCGTGATTGTCTGTTAGTGATTGTGCCAAAATTAGCGGCTCCTGTTTCAAAGTTTGGCGAGCCATTGCTTGATGCCGCGTCATATTTTAGTCTTTTTAGTGTGTATGCGGTATTGAGATGGTTGAAATAAAATGGTTCTTCAACATGTATACGCCTTGTTGTAGTGTCTATGTAAAGCACTTGACGAATTTCAGTTCGTTCTGTGTTCTCCATATCTATACCAAGACCATCAGCACCCCATTCTTTTGAAGCGGCGGCAGGTGTGTCTTTAGGAAAATCTGTTGCTGTGCTATCTTGGACAATAACATATTCACCTGCGGCGAGGTTAGAAAGTGTGCCTGTGTAACCAATAAAAGTATCACCTGCGGCAATGTCGACTTTGCCATGTCCACTAGGGTCGGGAGTCATTAGTGCGCTTGGGACATCAATAACTTCGCGACCAAGTGCATAATACAACCAACGCGCGCTGTTCATCATGATTTCTAATCCACCACCTTCGTTAGAGAAACGCTGTGGTTCTTGAATTACAACATCACGCCCAATACCTACTACATGTGACCTTTTCACTTCTACCTTGGTTTCCGGTAGAGCGACCGTAGCAGCAAGTCCGATAAATTGGTCAGTAAGAACTGACTCATCGGATGAAGCGGCTTGTGCGTTATATGACGAACCTACATCAATTGTCGGCGTTCCTACGCTGTCAATTAACAGTTCATCATCACCGTTTGAACTTGTGTTGAGTTCTTTCATTGGTGGGGAAACAGTGAGTGTCGCACCGCTGTTCGCGACGATAGTATAAACATGGCCTTTGGTAGCATTGTCGTCAAGGGAAAATGAAGAGGCTCCCTTTACGCGGAGTTGTGAACCAACAAGCATTCCAACAGGGTAACGAAGTTGGGATGAGCCGTCAAAGAAACCTGCACTCGCGCCGGTAAATGTGATTTGAGTCCCGTCTGCATTTGTTTGAAATTGAAGACCACCAAAGCCACCATGTTTGAGTGCCAATCCACATTCTTTGCCGAATGTTACTTCGGATAGGTCGCCTTTGTATACTGTTGATGCCATTTTTATTGCCCGCCTTAGTTTACGCGATGAGTTCGCTAAAGATAACTATTTCGACTTGGAAGGTCATGCGATGTAGCCTCTTCGTTCTATCCGAAAGGTCAGTTCGCATCTTATAGAGTAATCGGTCAAAATTCGCTCCATCGCCCTTTCTTTGGCTATGCACGATGCGCCGAACCTCATCTTCTAATTTCATAAGATGCTTTCTCCCACTCATTGTTCGCGCATCAACGGTGACATTTATGCGCGTATGAACGAAGTCGTAGAATACTTCCGGCTGTTCTTCGTTGTGAACAGTTTCGTAGAGATATATAGCGTCTTTGTCAACAAGAGAAAACCGCTTACCTCTACCCGGTTCTATGGTAGTTATGTCTTCTATGATAGGAGTTTTTTGGTCTGTGTTACCACGATTCCAATTGTCAGTAAGAATTTTTTTAATTAATTCAACTGATTCAAGAGCCAAGTAAATCACTCCCTAGTTGTGATTGAGCGCGTGCGTGTTTCTTAGCAGTTTCTACTATGCTTTTGAATGTGTCACTACCCTCATCTATTTTTTTGCCGTCCATGCCAATGATTTCACCATTGCTGTTTACAGCAGCACCGTAACCAATAGCCGCGGCATCAAGAAATATTCTCCCCGATTCATGAAACACGCTGTTCTCTCTAATTATAGCAACATGTTCGGGAAGGGCTTTTGCGATAGCCTTAGAGATTATATCTTTCATTATTGACCACCACCAAATAAAATGCTTAAAAAGTCGGGGTGGTTGACGGGCGACGGCTTTGATAATATATAATCCGTTTTACATTTGCTACATATAGGCTTTGTTGCGCTTTCAACTGCATCAATTGTTTCTTCACCGCATTGAGAACATGGTTGTGGAGGGTTTGCGCGATAAGCCCTAGAACCTTCGGGTCTATTACTTTGCGATAAATAACCTTGGATGCGCGGGTCTGTTTCGGGGTCGTAAGCCTTCAAGACTTTCCACGCTTCTTTCATTGGGTTCATACTATCACATCCCTGTGTGCATCATGTTTTGTTCATCTTTATTCGGGTGTTCAACTTCATCTCTAGGAGTTCGTTGAATCTCAAAGTCTATACCATCGGGACCATACGCATGTTTCATATCGTGACTTGTTAATCTTTTTCCTTCTCCCCGAACATAAGGTGTCATACTATCTGCGGCTCTTTCGCCAACATCTAAACGAGGTCTAAGTTGGCTTTTCCCTTCGTCAGTATAAGAAGACGGGTAACGCCCTCGATTTTTTACTTCATCAAGTAATTCAGCCATTGTTGCCATATTACCGTAGTTCATCGCTGCCGGTTGAATTGGTGCTGTTCCGTCATGCATCGCCGGGTTTCCTTTCAAAAATATCCATGCTTCTTTCATCGGGTTCATACTATCACAACACCGTCATTATTTCTGTATAGCGTGGTAGCGTTTCAGCGACCTGTGCTTTGAATAATTGATACTTGCTACCCAAGTCCACATTCTGCGTTCCTTCGGGTAGTAGCACGCTTCGGTCGTCGGACAGTATCAAATCCATCGCGACTAACTTAGTAGTAATGTCTTCAATTGCTTTCTCAACATACCGCTCTCCGTAAACATACGACACCTTTACAGCGTTCCATGAAAAATAAGGATATGAGTTGTTGAAGTAAATGACACCCATGTCGTAATCAGCCCACCAATCACGAAGTCTTGCTTCGTCACCTGTGGTTGTGCCGACATAATCAATCTTGAATTTCTTTTGAATAAGAGTAGTACCGTTAGTCGCCGCTGCGCTAATATCAGTTCCTCCGAGGTCTACAACTCCGTTGAGCGTTGTTCCTGTAATGCTAGTGTAATAACCGTATGCGCTACCTATGTTGATGATGCCGAAAGGCACAAGCCCTGTGACATCAGCGACGGTGATAGTTGAGGCTGTTGAGGATTGAACTGTGGTTGACACATCTGTTGCATTAGAGAATGCTATACCTGTTGATGTGCAAGCGTAAGTAGCATTTTCACCTGCTTCCCCTCGACGCATAGAAGTAATCTTCAATTGACCTCCACCGTAATCAGCGTTAGCCGACGCCATAAACTCATGATGTACATTTGCTGTGATTGTCCCGTCAGCCTCGGTCGTATCTTCAAATACAAACGATGGACTAAATTCTGTGGCGGCTTTACCTTTACGCGCATCTTTGTTGATAAGGTCAGCCAACTGTTGCGCTGTACTTACATTGTCAAACTGTGCGCGGAACTTAGAACTCCCATCACCTGCTGTGAGTGTAGAAACACCACCACCACCGGGGCATAAGAAGACATGGTCTGTGTCAGCAGTCAGTTGAGTAAAGTCATTAACTTTCAATCGTATCTCACCCGCGGCTATTTCTCGATAATCAGCACCTTGCCATATCTCTAGCCTCAACACTTGTTGAACATTGCGGAAGTAAAGAGGTACTGAACCGACATAATCAGTATAGTATCGACGACGGTATGGTTTGTAAGTGTCAAAGTTAAGATATTCAGCAGTCTGCAACATAGGCCGCCAAGCGTTATTTGTCAAATTATCAATCTTATCTTGTGTTCTTAAGATGAGAGTTTCAACTTGTTTACGCGTAACGCCTTTGCGCTTACCGTTGGTAAACGATTGAAGGTTCTGCACTTGCGCGTTATCTGTTGTGGTATAGTCACCTGTCAAAACTCCCGTAAAAGTAAGACGAACATTGCCGGAAGCGCGAGCAATCGCTGTGATAGTTCGCTCTTCACCCATTTCAGTATCGCTAGTAATTTCAATTGTATCACCGACTTCAAAGCCAACCAATCGGTAGTCTGCGGGGGAAATGTCAACATGCGTAGAGCCGTCTTCTGCCGCTAAAAAGACAGGGTCGGGTAAAGGGATTTGCAGAATGTCTGCTACTTTTTGTGCGGATGTGTAGTAAAGCCTATCGGGGAATAGAGGTCTGCCCTCTCGCTCTCCTGTTTGAAATACTGTCGGCATTAGATAACCTCTTCGGTCTTACCGAGATTGTAGTCCATCGGTTTCTTACAAGCACCGCAACGCTCAAGATAGCAGAAATGAAGCATACCGCAATGTCTGCAACGGGTGCCTTGACCAATGTTGACAATATCTCGGATGTTACGCGTCTTAATGTTTTGACGCTTGATAACACCTTTCAACTTGTCCTGCTCGTCGGTCTTGACCATCGACTCTTCTGCTTGCTTCCAACCTTGCTTCTCAAGGCGGCGGAGTGTTTCTATATCCATGTCGCTCACCTTCATGAGGTGACGACTACAACATATAGGTTGCCCTGCATGGTATATGATGTTATACTCTCAACGGTTTTAAGGTTGGTATAATCATCAAGAACCTTTTGGACTCCACCAACAACTGCCGCGCCTGTTTCACAAGCCTCGTTAGGTGTAAACTCAAACACTTTAGTATCGGACAAGGTGAATCACCTTATCTCTTACCAATCGCGAATAGTTTTCCACCTGCGGCTACACCGGGGTCAGCGTGAACTATTGTAGTTCCATTGATTGCGGTTGTCGCGTTTGGGCCTGCACTACCTTTGATTGCGCATACTTGAGCGAAAAGAATTTCACTCATGAACGCACCGAGGTCTGTACTTGTATCACCATTTGCTACGGTACCTGTTATCACTATCAAATCGCCTAATGTATGTGGTCTGTTATCACTTGTAAATGCCATTATTCATCACTTCCTGTTGTTTGTGCTTCTTCGCCTTCGGTTATAGTTTCTTCGGACGGGTTAAGATGCGCGTCAATTGCCGCGACTAGTTTTTTCTTAGTGGATAGAGATGAAGCACCTTCAATGCCATTCTCTTCCATGTAAGTCAATATATCACCTTTTTTCCAACCCATGTCGGGTAGACCATCGTTACCTAAGTCTACTGTTTCAAAAGCATGTCCTTCAATTACAAAGTCTGCTCCATCGACAGCAGCGCGGTTAGTATCAAGCCATTCACTTGATACATCAACCGGCTTACCCCAAATCCACCAACCTAATCGACCCATGTTCGCGCCGCTTCGTCGCGGTCCTTTATAGGTTATAGTTGGCAAAGAAATCACCTCATGCCAATAATAATTTAATCATCATTGATTCTGTAGTTCCTGTTTCGTTCTTTAGAATCAAAGGTGTTCTCTTGTGAATGACTACATTGTCACCAACGGTATAGCCCGGTGCTGCTTCAAGAGTCAAGACTGTGGATGTAACACCCGCAAGAACTCCGATAAGTCCACCTTCGCTGTCAAGAACTGTGTCGCCTATACTGATGTTGTCTACCGCAGTTGAAGCACCGCCGCTAGCGTCATCAACAGTAATAGTGATGTCACTTTGTGCGCCTGCAACAGTTGCGTTACCAACAGCAGTTGATTGTGCAAGATTGATGTTTGTTGCGCAAGCCGCACCAAGACCTTGAGCGGATGCGTGCATAATTTCGCTGCATTGACCGGATAGGGTCAGTGTTGCGTCATTAGCAAATCCGTTAACATGCAGAACAACCAATCGCGGGTTGAATCTGTTTGTTCGGTCTGTTTGTTGTGGCCCAAATGAACTTGTCAAAGATGAATCGCCCGGATAGTTTGCACCTAACCAAGCGGTTTCGTCTTGGTCGACTCCACCTTGCAGTCCTAAGTCCATTTCGACTCTTAGGCTGTTTGCGCTACTTACTGTATATGTTATTCCTCTATGTGTTATTGCTACCATACTTAATCACCTCATTGTAAATCACGAATGCTACCACTAGCACCAAAGAAAGAACACCATAGTTCTCCCATAGTTCTGTAAAGCCCCTCTTGTCCAAGACGGTTAATCGCGAATGGGTCGCCGGTTTCAATACCGGACTCATAATACTGTGTTGGGATAGCAGTTTGGAACCATAGGTAATCTGTGTCAAGGTAGTACATACGAGATAGTGAACCTGCACCATCTTGAGGCATGTCTTTGGTTGGGATGATTGGGACACCGTTGTATGTAGCAACGATAAATCCTGCTTCAAGACCCGGAACACCCTTTACACCGTTGTAAGTTGGAGTAATTCTCTTACTGTCCATGAACCTTTGTTGGGATTGTAGAAGTTGTTGAACTCTCATTAGAGTGTCGTAACCAGTTAGGATAACCTTCGGGTTACCACCACGGGTCCAAAGTTGTTGAAACAATCCGTCCATTTGATTTAGAGATAGGTTTCTGTTAGTGCTTGAACTAGCCGCTACATCAACTTCTGCGCTGTGGAAATCTGCTGTTCCGTCGCGGGTAATAGAGTAAATGTCGTGGTCAGTAGTTGAACTTACATGGCCTGTGCCTGTGGTCATCTTGTCCGGGTCGGAAACC